ATTTTGTGCAGCCCGCCAATTTCTCTTTTAAACAGACCAATCACGCACTACTTCGTACACTTCCTGGGGTGTGTCTACCCAGCAAATATAAGCCAGAGGGGTGACGAATGGTAGAGTTTTTTCTGCCCGTCCGCGGCGAGGACGCGAGCGAAGCGAGCGGCCGAGCGTCCCGAGGGCGGGTGCCGGAGGTGAGTTTACACACCGAAGTCAAGGGGCAATTCGGGCTCGGGACTGGCCGGGCTATGGGCAAGGCTCTTAAAAAATTCCCCCGCTCTGTTCTCCGCCAGGACATTAAAACATGTCGTGGAGACCGCCGGCATACAACCTTGCCCAGAGAGAAGAGCACTGGTACAAAGCAATTCTTGAGTCGCACTCTACTTTTTGCGGCTGCTCTGACGTTGTTAGGCATTTCTGTGTCCTTGCTTCTCGCCTTGCTACAAATCCTTCCGTGATCCCTGCCCTACCGGCACCCCCTGAGCAGCAACCACGGCCTGGTGGAGATACAGAAGGCGCCCCTGGCGACCCTGGAGACGCCGGGGCTGGGCGGTACGCAGAAGAAGATCTAGAAGAACTTTTCGCCGCCGCGGCAAAAGACGATATGTGAGTAGAAGGCCGCGCCGCCGATACAGGCGCAGATACAGACGGGGCAGACGTAGAAGGGGACGCAGACGCAGGCACAGACAGACTATTGTACTAAGACAATGGCAGCCGGACGTTATGAAAAAGTGCTTTATTACTGGGTGGCTACCTCTAATAATCTGTGGATCTGGAAACACCCAGTTTAACTTTGTGACTCATGAGGACGACATACCACCTCCAAAGGCCTCCTTTGGAGGAAACTTTACTAACCTCACCTTCACCCTAGCGGGACTATATGAACAAAAACTGCTCCACAGAAACAGGTGGTCCAAGTCCAACTTTGACCTAGACCTAGCCAGATACCTCTACACAAAAATTAAACTATACAGACACCCCACTGTAGACTACATAGTCACCTACAACAGAACAGGCCCATTCGAGATAAATGAACTCAGCTACATGCTCACACACCCTCTCGCCATGCTCCTAAACAAGCACCACATAGTAGTTCCAAGCTTTAAAACAAGGCCCAAAGGAAAGAGATCCAAAACAATACTTATTAAGCCTCCAAAACTCATGATAAACAAGTGGTACTTTGCTAAAGACATCTGCAAAATAGGCCTCTTCCAAATCTATGCCACAGGCCTAGAACTCACCAACCCATGGCTCAGATCAGGCACCAAGAGCCCCATCATAGGCATATATGTCCTTAAAAACTCTGTGTATAACAACAACTTAACAAACCTACATGGAGGGGGCCACGAAGAAGGCAGAAAACAAGTTTTTAACACTCTCATGCCTGAAACTGCAGGCAAAAACTGGCAATACACATACACTCCTTTAATGAGCAAAGTATACCACCAGGCAACCAAAACAAACAATGAAAAACTACCCACACCTTATAACTGGAAAAACTACAGTGAAAACTATACACAAGTAAAATCTAAGTGGGACTCACTAGCACAATCAGGATACAAACTAGTAAAAGATGAATACAATGCAGTCTATACAACCACTGCCACATACCCTCCAGAATACACACAAAGAAACTACCTAAGTCATGACTATGGCATTTACAGCCCATACTTTTTAACACCGCGAAGATACACAAGAGAATGGTACACAGCCTGGGAGTATGTAAGATACAACCCACTATCAGACAAAGGTCTAGGTAACAGAATCTATGCACAGTGGTGCAGCGAAGCATCCTCCTCTTATAGCTCCACCAAAAGCAAATGCATGCTACAAGACATGCCACTATACATGCTAACATATGGCTACCTAGACTATGTAGTAAAATGCACAGGCAATAAATCAGCCTGGACAGACATGAGAGTCTGTGTAAGATGTCCATACACAGAACCCCCACTAACAGGGTCAGACAGTAACTCCGGCTTTGTACTATTATCAGAAAGCTTCATGAACGGAGACATGCCCTGGCCCAGCAACTTCATACCGTTGAAGTTGTGGTTTAAGTGGTTTCCTATGATGTTTAACCAAAAACAGGCAGTTGAGAACATAGTTTCCTGTGGCCCCTTCATGCCCAGAGATCAGGAAGCCAACTCTTGGGACATAACCATAGGTTACAAGTCAGTTTTTAAATGGGGGGGTTCCCCTCTGCCTCCACAGCCCATCGACGACCCTTGCCAAAAATCCACACACGAACTACCCGACCCCGATAAATACCCTCCAAGAATACAAATCGCAGATCCGGAACACCTCGGCCCACAAACAATCTTCCACACCTTCGACATCAGACGTGGACTGTTTAGCTCGGCAAGTCTTAAAAGAGTGTCAGAATACCAACCTCCTGATGACCCTTTTTCAACAGGCGTCGGGTTCAAAAGACCCCGAATGGAAACCCAGTACGCGGGAGCCACAGAAAACCAAGAAGAAGACGCCTACTATTTACTCAAAGCACTCCAAAAAGAGCAAGAGAGCAGCCAGTCAGAAGAAGAGACAGCCCAAGAAGAGGAGATCCAAAAACAGCAACTACTCAAGCAGCTCAACCTGCAGCGACAGCAGCAGCGAGTCCTCAGAGAGGGACTCAAACAAGTCCTGGGAGACGTCCTCCGACTCCGGAAAGGAGTCCACTGGGACCCCCGCCTATAATAATTCAAGGAGATCCAATTCCAGACCTGCTGTTTCCCAGTACTGGTAAAAAAAGAAAATTCTCCAAATTCGACTGGGAAACGGAGGCGGAGATCGGGCGCTGGCTCAGGCGGCCCATGCGCTTCTATCCCTCAGACCCCCCTCACTACCCGTGGCTACCCCCCAAGCGAGATATCCCAAAAATATGTAAAGTAAACTTCAAAATAAATTTCACAGAGTAACTACTCGAGGCCCTCCTCTGTTCACTTAGCGGTGTCTACCTCTAAAAGTCACCAAGCACTCCGAGCGAAGCGAGGAGTGCGACCCTCCTGCCCGGTAGCAACTTCCTCGGGGTCCGGCGCTACGCGCTTCGCGCTGCGCCGGACGCCTCGGACCCCCGCTCGTGCTGACACGCTCGCGCGTGTCAGACCACTTCGGGCTCGCGGGGGTCGGGGGGCTTTACTAACAGACTCCGAGTCGCTCTTGGACTCTGGGGGGGCATACAGCAACGAAAGTGAGTGGGGCCAGACTTCGCCATAAGGCCTTTAACTTCCGGGTGCGTGTGGGGGCCGCCATTTTAGCTTCGACCGCCATTTTAGGCCCTAGCGGGCCTCCGTAGGCGCGTTTTAATGACGTCAAGGCAGCCATTTTGACTGTGACGTCAAAGTCACGTGGGGAGGGCGGCGTGTAACCCGGAAGTCATCCTCGTCACGTGACCTGACGTCACGGCCGCCATTTTGTGCTGTCCGCCATCTTGTGACTTCCTTCCGCTTTTTCAAAAAAAAAGAGGAAGTATGACGTAGCGGCGGGGGGGCGGCGCGCTTCGCGCGCCGCCCACTAGGGGGCGCTGCGCGCCCCCCCCCCGCGCATGCGCGGGTCCCCCCCCCGGGGGGGGTCCGCCCCCCCGGCCCCCCCCCGTGCAAAGTCCACCGCGCATGCGCGACCACGCCCCCGCCGCC